TTCTTCTTCATCATGTTTCTAAGATACCTCTACACGAATATCTGATAGTAGGTTGTCACTAAGTACATTGCTAAAATGTTTCATTCAAAGTTTCCATAATCTTTTTTCATGTAACGTCCGAGGATGTTGCTATTGTAATACTTTGGTGTCCCATCGTCAAGTGATTCTGTCAGGACATCATTAAGAAACAGTTGTCTTGTCTCTTCGTAGTTTACTTTTCCAAGGGTTGTGTGGAGGGATATGATTTCTCTTCGGAAATTATCTCTACCGTATTCTTTAATGTCTTGTTTAAGTTCGTCAGAGCTTCCGTAATACCGCTTCCAGTCAGACTCTGACGTAACACGTCGCTTGCCTCCTTTAGGTTTTCGTTTCTGTACGAAATACTTTCTTCCGATGTATTGCTTACCGTTCTTTGTATTTGTAATCCTGTAGACAAAACCGAAGAACTCGCCAATATCATCAGAAGAGAAAGGTTTACCCTCATATAACCAGGGGTTTTCGTAAACTCCTCCTTCAACCATTTAATCATAAACCTTGATCTTTTTGACTCGTAAAAAATTCTTTCAGTGATGATTGGTGTTGACCTTCATTTTCTTTTGGATCAAGTTTGTCATAACCTTTCATTTTTTTCCATTCATTATGCAATGCACCCAATAACCATGCTTGAGAAAGACTCTTAGGTCCATTCTCAAGTAATTCTAGATACCTTTTGTTATTGGTGTATCCTTTGTATTCTTCTCTCCAGTTGGAGTCATCGTATTTCATAGTGAGAAACCTGAGAATGTGTCTTTTTTGACGTCTTGTTTGATACCACCAACTAGGTAGTTCTCAACTTCAGTCTCTTGAGGAGCAACTTGTAATCCTTTTGATGAGATCCAGTGCTGTGTCCATGGTAATGGATTGTTTCTAGCAGCAATATCGTATTGTGGTTTGATACCAATTGCCTTCAGACGACGATTAGCAGTCCACTCTACATATTGACATAGTAGTTTATCGTTTAGACCGATCATAGATCCGTCCTTGAACAGATAGTCTGCCCAACGCTTTTCTTCATTGACTGCTGCATCGAACATAGAGATTACCCATTCCTCTTCCTCCTTCGCAATTTTTGCCATCTCTGGGTCATCACCTTCTTTCCATTTGTTGAGGATGTTTTGAGTAATGACAAGATGGATATTTTCGTCTCGTGCGATGAGAGAGATAATTTTAGCGGATCCCTCCATAAGTTTGAGTTCACCAAACGCAAACGAGCAAGCAAACGATACATAGAACCTAATACCCTCCAGGATATTTACATTAGCAATTGCTCTATATAGTTTCCTTTTGAGTTCATATCTATCTTGTTTAAAGTGACCTGCACCTTCTTGAGCATGTCTCCATGCTGCAGAAGTTCCATACTCTTGGGCAGAATTAACAAAGTCATCATAAGAACGGGTAACACTTGCAGAACGTTCGAGTATTCTATCATCAGTTAAGATTTTGTCAAGTATATCACTAGGATTTGCATACACGTTTTTTATGATGTGGGTGTAGGATCTACTATGGATCATCTCCATGAAACCCCATACTTCCATACATGCTTCTAGTTCTGGTAAGGAACAGTATGGGATGAATGCCATGCCAGGACCACGACCCTGTACAGAATCAAGCATGATCTGGTACTTCAGGTTAGAAGTATAGATGTGCTTTTGTTCTGGACGAAGAGTTTGATAGTCACCACGATCTTTCTGTAAGGAAACCTCTTCAGGTCTCCAGAAATAACCTAACTGTTGTGTGGTTAGTCTATCAAATACTGGATACTTATAACTGTCATAACGTTGAATCCCCAATGGTTGTCCAAAGAACATTGGTTGTTTTTTAGTATCTACTTGTTCGGTATTAAATACCGTCATACCCTTTATCTGGGTTTCCATTTTCTCTGTCAATTTAAACTGAACAGGATTCACACTCTCCCTCCTCTACTTGTTCTAAGTCGTTTAATAGATTATCTAATTCGGTTGTCTGTGGAACATCAACAACCTCATCACTTTTCATATCGTGAGTATTTTGATAGTAACTGGTTTTCCAACCGTACTTGTATGTAGTTAGTAGATCATTTGCCATCACAGACACAGGTACTTCATTACCTTCATAGTTCTCTGGATTGTAACTCCAGTTACCACTAATTGCCTGATCAAAGAATTTTTGAATCACTGAAATGACCTTGATATATCCTTCGTTAGAAGGCATATCCCACAATAGTGTGTAGTTATTTTTCAAGTGCCCATAAGACGGAACAATCTGCTTAAGAGGTCCTTTCTTTGATTTCTTAATGGACAAGTAATCTCTAGGTGGTTCGATTCCATTTGTTGCATTTGACACAACGGAACTGCTCTCCGATGGCATCTGTGCGGACAATGTTGAGTGCCTAAGACCGTGGGTGGTGATAGATGCTCTAAGAGATTCCCAATCATATTTGTAGTCGGGTGCGACGAGTTCATCTACATCCTTTTTATATGTATCGATAGGAAGAACTCCAGTAGCATACTTAGTGAATCTAAAGTATTTGCATGCACCTTTTTCCTTTGCAATCTCATTAGAAGACTTAAGCAAGTAGTATTGGAATGCTTCAGTCAGGTCATGAGTAAGAGTCAGTGCTTCTTGGGAATCATACTTAGCACCATTCTTAGCAAGGTAATGAGCGAATCCAATATAACCTATACCCAAAGAACGACGATTTATAGTGCTGTTCTGTGCTGCGCTAATTGGATAGTCCTGATAATCAATCAACTCTTCTAGACCCCTCACAGCAAGGTCACAGAGGGACTCTAATTCATCCAAACGATTAATCTTACCAACGTTGATAGCAGAAAGAATACAGAGGGCAATTTCACCATCTTCAGTATCAATGTGATTTAATGGTTTGGTAGGTAGTGTGATCTCTTGACACAAGTTACTCATCGTAACCTTATCTGTAAAGGAAGAGTGAGAGTTACAATGGTCAATGTTCATGATATAGATTCTACCAGTCTCTGCTCTCTCCTTAAGAAGATCTAGAATAAGTTTCTGAGCAGAAACAGTCTTCTTCTTAATTCGATCATTATTTTCATAACGAACATATACGTCATCAAATCTAGGAGTACCAAATGCTTCATAAAGACCTGGTACATCATGAGGACTAAACAAAGTTATGTCACCATCATCAATAAATCTCTGGTAAAATAACTGACTTAATTGAATACTGTAGTCTAACTTACGAACTCTGTTATCTTCTGTTCCTTTGTTGTTCTTAAGAACTAATATATCTTCTATTTCTTGGTGCCAGATTGGGAAGTGGACAGTTGCTGATCCACCACGGATGCCATTTTGAGTGCAACATCTGACAGTTGCTTCAAACTTTTTGAGGAACGGGACAACACCTGTGTGTTGAACTTCTCCGCCCCTGATTTTACTGTTGATACCCCTGATCTTACCTGCGTTGATACCAATACCAGCCCTTTGAGCGACATAGCGACCGATGGCCATATCAGAACTAAAAATACTATCCAAGGTGTCGTCAACATCAACCAGAACGCAACTCGCAAATTGCCGAAGAGGAGTTCTAACACCTGCCATGACGGGCGTGGGGATGTTGATTTTGTGTTTGGAAATGGCATCGTAGTATCTTTTGATGTAATCTAATTTATTTTCCGTATAGTTTTGAAAAATAGTAATAGCAATCAACATGTACATGAACTGTGGAGTTTCATATACTGCAGTAGTGCTTCTATCCTGAACCAAATACTTATCAACTACCTGACGTAAACCAGCGTAAGTAAATAAGTTATCACGCTCATGATCGATGTAACTATCTAGTTCATCAATTTCCTCTAAACTAAAGTTTGCTAGGATTTCAGGATCATATACTCCCTTCTCTTGACAAGTAGTAATATGTTGTTGAAGATTAGGAAGTTCTTTATGACCACCATACAAACTTTTCCTCAATTGAAAGAGAAGAAGTCTTGCAGCAACATACTGATAGTTTGGATGGTCTAAATCTATTAAATCACTTGCTGAACGGATTAATATTTCTTGTATTTCTCCTGTAGTAATACCATCATAAAACTGTATACCTGATTGTATCTCTACTTGACTTGCAGAGACACCTGCAATGCCCTCACACGCTTCTTCTACCATTACGTGCATCTTTTCTAAGTCAAGACTTTCAATGCGTCCATCACGTTTTTTAACCTTTGTTCCGTTGCTCATACTTTTTTCCAGTTGTTAAATTTAATTTTTGCTTTTAATCCTGAATATGTGTTTGATTCTAACACACTCATAATATTCTGTCCACCTAATACCATATCATTTATGTCCTTTTCATGAATATTGTTTGGCCATATTACAACTCTTTCACCTCTGTCGATAGTGGTTGATATTCTTTTAACAATTTCATTGTTGCGCGGCTCGTTATCATAGATCCATACAGGATCATTAACACCCCACTTGCGAACATCAGCGTCTGCACCACACATAGCAATTGAATTGGATACGAACGTTGAATCAAACGGTCCTTCAGTGACGTAAACAGAGAGTTTATTGTCAATTTTGTCCAATCCATAGATCTTCGGTGCACTATCATTAATCATCACGGTAAGATATTTAGGCACAGATTTTTTTTCAATTGCTCTACCCTGAAACCCTATCAAGTTACCGTCTTGATACAATGGTATTATGATTCTCGGTTCATCCCTACCGATAGTGTCATAGGTCTTTTTATATGAATTACAGAACTCTTTAAACTTATATGCAAAGTAAAATTTTGACGGATCTAATTTTCTTTTTTCAAGATATTCCTTTGCAGAATCAACCTCTGAACAAAGAGGTAAATTAATTTTAGCAACTGATTTGAAAACTGGTGTCTCAAATTCAAACTTTGGATTTGGTGTATGTCTTCCCTTGCCAGTATGACCTTCTTTAAATTTTTCCATCACAAATTGCTTGTGCAATCCTAGGTCAATCGTTTTCAAGAAATTAGAAAACGACATACTAGCACCACAATTATGGCACTTGTAATTGGCATTGTTTTTTATTGAATAAAGATATCCCCTGGCAACATTCTTCCTCTTCTGTGAGTCCCCACATATGGGACAACGGAAGTTGTATAGGTTAGGATTCTTTTGTTTGAACTTTTGAAGTCTAGAAGATATCAAATTGACATACTTACGGTCAACTAGATCCATTACAAGAATATTACTGGTTCTTTATTATACCCGAATTTGTCTGCGGTGTCAACGCACCTCTTAAAGTCCTTTGTATGATTGGAGAAACCATAAAGATAATTATGGTAAGTGAACCTGCAATTGTCCACATCTTCTTCTCTATGTTACGGAGTCTATCATCTACCTTTCTTATATCTCTCTCGCATCCTTTCTTTATTGCTTCTGTTTCTCTCTTAAGATCAAGAGATAAATTATCTACCTTCTCAAACAATACTGCATCGATACGGTCTTGCTTATCTAACTTCTCATTATGCACAGCAAGAAGTTGACCCATCTTGACAGAATTGTCCTGTAAGGATTCAACAACTTTTTCGAGTCTTTCTATTATAGCAGCATTGACACCATTACTATCCATATCTCTTCATCACTTTCTTCTTCTTTTTCTTTTTATGGACGGGTGGGGAATCTGGAGGTAGACCTGCGACAGCACCAGTAGCAACACTTGTTGCTATTGCATTCTCTCTAAAATATTTTATTATTTTGTCTAGTCGTCTGTCCATCAGATCATCTGTAACTCGTTTAAACAATACTCATCTGGTGCAATATCATGAATTATAGTATGTGGATACTCAGGTACCCTCTTCAAAAAGATCAAGAAACTTGTGACACTTGGCCACAGTTCTGGCTCCAGTTTATAAAACAACAAAGGAATAGTTGCTTCATCAAATACATTAAACAAGACAATTAAATGGTTTATGATTAAATGTGTCTTCAACACTCCCGTATTCATGTACCGTTTTAGGAGTCTTTTAACATACTTAAATTTTTTTAAGTCTTCGTCAAAATCCTCCTTCGTAACAGCCTGGGGATTGTCGTAATATTTAATGGCAAATAAAAGGTAGTTATCCTCGTTCAATTCATGAAATTTCATAAATCATCTATTATGCATCGCCAAAGAAGGTATCGTCAGCAGCGTCACCAGCAGAACCATATGCAGCAGATCCAGTACTAATACCAGACATTGCAACTAAAACTTCACTCTTAACTCTTAAGTTACCATCACAGTCATTATAAGTTGTAAGTCCAACCCAACCACCATGTGCAACAGAGTATGCAGTAGTTCTAGCAACACCAACTTCTCCTTCGTCTACACCATAGATGTCAGCTGCGCCCCAATGAGAGTCGTGAAGAGTTGACTTAGGTTTTTGTGAAATTGTATAGTTTGTAGCAGCGATTGCAACACCACTTAGATGTTGTGTACTAGCGATGGAACACGTTGTTTGATTAGTAATAGCAGAAATAACTGCTTCTCCAAAAGTGTTTCCTACACCAATAGAAATTACATCTCCTACAGAAGCCGCACTAAATGATGTGCCAGAACCAGTGACAACCTTGGTTGCATAGTTAACGCTTACAGTACCAGGAGAGTAAATATCGTCTGATTTTCCCCAGAGTGCCATTGATTTACCCGATAAAATAGTTTTGTTCTAAGATTATTTATAAAAACCAAAAAGAGACTCCCTAGCAATGGGAGTCTCAATCTTTTACTTGTTAAGTAGTGCTTTCTCTAGTGCTTCCACTAGTTGATCATCTACTTTGTTACCTGATTTGGCAGCTGCCTTCTTAAGAAGTGCAATCACAAACTCTTTTAGTTTGTCTTCTAGATCCTCAGGGATCTTATCTACTGCCTTGTTTATTACATTGATAGCAATAGGTAGTAAAAATTTAGTCATAATAATACAGTAATTACTGTAATATATAGCCAGTTTTTTTACTTCTTCTTACTTACATCCATTATGGCACCTTTGCCATACTTGTCAGTAATCTTTTTCTTCACCCTATCAAATGCAGAAGGTCCTGTGTTTACCTTCTTTGTCTTCATCATTTCTTTGCTTGGAGGCATTGTAGTTGCATCCTTTTTCTTTGGATTACTTCTCCAAGTACCTTTCTCTAAAGCACGGTCACGCATACGATCGTAACCTTCCTCATTGAATTGCTTAAAAGTTTTAGTCATTGTCTGCCCTATCATGGAAACTACCTGTTTTATCAAATAGTTTTGAGGACTGTGACTGTCTTTTATGATACGAACTCTGAGCTTTTTTCCATTGCTTGTCTGCTTCTTTCTTGTCACCTCTCTTACGGGCATCTTTCATTTTGCGTTCAGATTTCCACTGTTGACTACGATGTTTTGAAAGTGCACCAAGTGCTTTACCATATGGTGACTGTGGCCTTTTTCTTGCCTTTTTACCACCAGATGCCTTAGTGCCTTTGTTTTGTATAGTCACTTCATCAGTTTTCATTGCCTGTACGTATTTCTTGACAGGTGTACCATCAGAAGTTTTCTTACCAGTATCCTTTACTTGTCCACCAGATCTAAAGTCTACTTTACCCCTTGTTCCTTTTTCTAGGATCTCCTTAATCATCCCTTTCATTTTCTTTTTCTTCTTTCCATAACCTTCTTCTACTGATGAAGGTGTAGTATCTGGTTTCTTATCTTCTATTGGATGCTCAATGACTTTACCATTAGCATCTTTTTCATGATGCTCCTTTTGCATCTTTTTCTTTTGCCAAGAATCAAGTGCGTCTACTGGACGACCACCCTTTGCCATAACAGACTTCTTATGTGCTTGGAATGCAGCAGCAGAACTTGCTTTCTTCTCACCTTCTGCTTTACTTGCAGCAGCACGTTTCGCAACATCTGCTTTTGCTTTATCTTGAATTGCTTGCAACTTAGGATTTAATGCTTCTTGAGTCATTCCTGCCTTCTTCTTCATTTTATTGGCAGCAATTTCACCTGCAGTAGCTGCTACAGTTTCACCTGCGGTTTTTGCTCCTGCTTTCAATCCTTCTACACCTGCTTTACCAACTGCTTTTGTTGCTGATCCTGCTGCTTTGGCAACTGGTTTTGCTACTTTTGCTGCACCTTTTGCTGCTACAGTTGCACCTTTTGCTGCTACTTTACCAGCACCCATTGCTACTTTACCACCAACCAATGCTGCTTTACCAAGCACTGCGGGAATAGCAGCGAGTGGTGCTACCTCATCAATCTTCTCACCTTCAGGTTCAAGTTCCATCTTGAGACCCATTGCTCTCAATTTATTTTTCTTGAGATTCACTCTAGTTGCAACTTCTCCTGATGACATGTCTGGTGTTATTTCCTTAGACATAGCACAATCTGTTTCTTTCTTCCCTTCTTTCTTCTTATCTTTAGGATTTAAGGATTTACCTTCTTTATCATAACCATAATTAGCATCTTCTGTAGCAAGAGGTTCTACATGCTCAGGATCCCAGTGATCCTTCATTGCCATCTTAGTGGCAGTAGCATACATAACTTCTTTTGCACGAGAACCATAGCGAGACTTCATATCAGCAAAGTTCTTTTTCATTCCTTTGACGATATCTTCTTTCTTATCAACCTGAGAATCAGTCATCTTCTCTTGGAAATCTGTAAGATCAACGACATCTACATCTTCCAATTTAATAACACTTTCACCTAATTCAGGATTAACCTTTACAGTATTCTTAATACCTTTCTTAGGAGTTATCTTTGGATTGTTGCTAGTGTTACCCATAATCTCGGTAATCTCTTCACTAGGAACATCAAGATCTTCCTTCATTCTACTCTTGATCGCTGCACCAATTGCACCACGACGCTTCATCAAATACTTATCAGTCTTATCTTTCTTACCGTCATTGTTCACATCACCATCTTCTTTACCTACAGGATCTAAACTTTTACCTGCTTTTGCTCTTGCAGTATACTGTCCCTTTCTCTTCTCTCCTTCATATGGAGTTCCGTGATCAGTTGGATTTACAGATTGGATATTTGGATTTGCACGAAGTTCAGACTTCTTGACTGCATCTGCATATCTAACATAAGACTTACCACTCTTATCAGTAACTCTTACTTTGTCTTTACCATCTTTACGTTCTTCACTAAGACCTCTATACTCAACAAATGCATTGTGGAATGGATTATTCATATAGGTGTATTCATCCTTTAATCCTTTCTTGACACCTTCATATCCACCTTTCACTGCACCTTTTACTGCACCTACAGCACCTCTTGCTGTTGCAGATACAACTTTTTTAACACCTTTCTTAATGGCACTAACAAGACCACCCTTCTTCTTACCACCAGGTTTAGAAGAGAATTTAGTGAAACCTTTAGATTCACCACTATCACTACCAGAATCGCTAGAAGATGATGAACTATCAGTTGAACCAGAAGATGCTGGTTTACCAGATGCACCATACTTACCTCTTTCATAACCTTTCTTGGCAGAACTCTT